TCTTGGAGAACTTTTTCACGATTCACTGGCAGGTATGCTCATCGAAGATCCTGATGGCAAACTGCCGCCACGCCCGCAGGTGCGTGGACAGCTAATGGGTTCGGTGACTTCCTTTCCGATCCTATGCGTTGTCAATGCTGCCATAGCGCGCTGGGCCTGTGAAATTAGTGAAAATCGTCCTCTTACTCTTGCGGACGCACGATTCGCTGTCAATGGCGATGACCTCGCGGCTGTTCTCTCTCCGCTTGGTTATCGTTGCTGGCAACTTATCTCTGCGTCGGTGGGCCTCTCAGAGTCCGTTGGTAAATCTTTCTTCTTACCCGATTATGTCAATATGAACAGTCGCGGTTTCTCTTACCGCTTAGACAGCGGTCACATGGTACAGGGTGACCGTGCTTTGCGGGACTGTCCTTACGTTCCGATTCCGTTCGTAAAAATGTCTCTTGTTTACGGACAGAAACGGTCGGGCGTCTCGGCGGGTCCGCTGGCCAAGGGGAAGAAGTTTGTACACAGCGAAGACTGGGGGTCCTTAGGTCAATTGTGTCGATCATTGATTGAGTTGGCTCCGGAGCATATGTCTCAGCGATTATTGGATCTTTTTATCGCTCGAAACAAACACAAGCTCACCGAATGGAAACTCCCATGGTTCATGCCGGAGTGGATTGGTGGTTATGGCCTTCCGTTGCCGGTCTCCCTTGACGAAGACATGAAGCTCTTTCTTCCTGAGCCGTATGCCTCTCGTCTTGAGAATGACCGCCGTATTGCGTCTGGTATCCTACGCAATTGGAAGACTCATCACCCCATTCTACCCCCGCCTGAAACTCCATGGGGTATCCATTCGGCTGCACAACAGTTTCTGCCTTGTACGGCGGATGTCCCTTTTGACGATGCTACCCCCGAGATTCAGCGGGGGTCCGCTGCAGCTTATTCTCGTGCTGTCGTTCAGGCATTCTTCCAATGTCCTGACCTCGGCTCCGACAATGTCGAGAGAAAGAAGGCTCTTCGTCATAATGAGCGTCTCTGGAGTTTGAGAAACGCCCAACGGGAGAATCGGGTTCTTCCTCCGATTCCTCTTGAACTGTTAGTGCCGCGTTCCACCAAAATGGTGTACCCCATCCGGACAACTTGATTTGCGCTACACTCGTTTTCGAACATCATATTCTACCCTTCGTTGGGACGGATCCCTGGGTTCGAATACAATGGCCGGTCGCCTTCCTGCGGCCGGGGTGTGTGTCGTCTCTTTTGGAGATCGGCATCCTACACCAAAAAAAAAAGAAAAAAAA